ATGTCTGACGATAAACCAGAGCAGAAGAGGGAGAATGTTATAACAGGTGCTTTGCGAAGAGCAGGCTTCCTGCCTACTGGAACTAGTAAGGCTATCGACGACCCGACAATGGCTAGACTAGCCGCGAGTTACAAGCCGCCAGCCGAACAGCAGATGGCACAGATTGAGAGAGGAGAGGCGTGGTGGAGAGACTTCGCGTGGGAAGAGTATGCTACTAAGGAGTTGCCAGGTCTTGGACTCGGCTTCACGGTCTATCCTTACGTCGCCGTTTGGGAGAAGATATGGGGAGCCGTCCCGACAGAAGACTACCAGAAGTATAAGCAGTATTACACTCAAGAGCCTTTCATCCGAGCCACGATAGACTTCCATACGCAGATGACCATCTCTCAGGGCTATGAGCTTGAGTATCCCCTCAAGACCGTCGTAGACGACGTTAAGGCTTTTCTCGACAGACATGACTTTCTTGACTTGATGAAGATAATGATAAAGGACATGCTGGTGTTCGGCAACTCCTACACGGAAGTTGTTCGCACTTGGGTATGTCATCAGATGGGTCACAACCTAGAGGAGCTAAGGATTTCCTACGAGGTCGCACCGAAGGAAGGAAAGATTGGGTTCTGGTGGACGGACAGGATGGACGTTGCCGACAAGCACAACAAGCTCTACCCGACCCACAAGCTGGAGAATCCCTACGGAGAGATTACCAGACTCAAGCCTCTCGACCCGATGTATATGCGGGTTAGAAGGGATGCTTACGGAACCATTCTCGGCTTTGTCCAGTATTATGTCTTCCCGCTAGTCACCTTCCTTGCAGACGAGATAATACACCTGCGTTACATGCCGACCTCGTGGACTTACGAATCGGTCTACGGAGTCTCAATGCTGCGCCCTATCCTGTTCCATCAGGAGTTAATGAAGAACTACGAGCAGACTATGGGACAGATAATGAACGTCTTCCTCAGACCGATGTTCATTGTAAGAGTTGGTGGGGCTGCTGGAACGCCAGGATTTGAAGTGTCCGATGCCCAGTATAGAGCAGTAAAGAGGCTCTGGCAGAACCGTGTGACTGGACAGGACATCGTTGTAAAGTCCAGTGCGCCTATCGAAATCGACCCAATCAACCCGCCCATTGATAGAATGCAGTCAACAGCCTTCTGGCTTCAGTGGCTGCACAACATGCGAACCTACGCCTTATCGGTTCCTAAGTTCTTCACCGACCCTGCTGGCCTTAACAGAGCAACAGCACAGACGGTAGAGAGAGGCTACTTTACCTTTATCAATTCTAACAGACAGTCTCTCAACGCCCAAGTGGAACAGCAACTTATGGTGATGGTAATGCGGTCACTCTATGGCAAAGTGGCAGACGAGCTAATCAGCGAGTATAGCGTGCCAAAGTTCATCTGGAAGCCAGTCAAAGAAGACTCACTGGAAGACAAGGCCAAGACCTATCTGCCCCTGTATGCCAGTCGCATCCTTACCAAGAACGAAGTAAGGAAGGCGTTAGGGTTTGAGATGTTGGACGAGCAAGAGCTAGAGAAGGAAATCGGAGAGACGCTCCCGCCGATAGAGGGCGCACCAACGGGTATGGGAGCAACACCAAGACCAGCAGAAGGGATAGCCGAGAGGCTGCCAAGTCCAGCAGAGTATCCAGCAGAAGGATACAAACCTTATGGCACTCAGACTGGAGAGACTGGCGAAGGGTTGATAGAAAGGCAGGAGCAGACTCAACGCTTCAGTGACCTTGAGGAAGAGCTAGAGGATTTGAAGAGGGAACTCGCCTCAGTCAAAGCAGGTGCAGAAGGTTTGATGACTGGGATGCCCACCGTAGAAGAGATAGACAAAGATTTCAAAGAGATGAAGAAGCGCACCAGAAAGAAGAAGGGGCAATAGAATGAAAAAGACCACAACCTATTATGCTTGCTTCCGTCATCTTTGTGCTTTATCGCTCGAAGAGGCTCGGTTCCTCGTAACACATGGGTCGGATTGCGTCATGTGCAACTGCCCTTTAGGTAGTCATAAGGAAGTGTAGAGCAAGCCTTTAAATATCGGTGCATCCTTACTAAACATAGATAAAGGAATGTCAGGATACAAAATTGATTGGAGTGCCCTTTTGGAGACGGCGGATGACATCATAACAAAGTGCGAAGAGTTCTACGGTAGAGATGAACCTATGACGGGAATTGAAGAGTTGCGTGGCGTTGAGCACGCCTATTATGAGTCTTTAGCAGAAGACACCGATAAGATTCTCAGAGAGTGCGAGGAAGAGTGCTTTCCTATCAACACTAAGGTCACGCCTACAAAGCCTATTGAGTTAGGCCAGAAGCAAGAGGAAGAGTTGTGTCATTGCGACAGATATAGAGAACCACACGACCCTAGAAGCTCTCCAAATTGCGAGAAATTTTCCAAGAGTGAAGAGGCAAAGACCACTGGCAAGAGTCCAGTCCAAGGAGCGACACAAGCACCGCCCGACTATCCTTACGAAAAGATGACACCCAGAGCACAAGACCTCTACAACAAGTTCAAAGACGCACCAAAGGAAGAGGAAGCACCAATCGACGCAGCCTCGGTCAAAGAGGCTTTGCAGCAAGCTATCACTGACGCGACCAGTTTGCTTCAAGGGCTTGAAGAGTTCGTAGGGAAGATTGAATCCCTAAACCTCAAAGACATTGACAACGCTCTCAACGAAGCCGAGACCGTCATGACCATGATTAGGTATGCTAAAGACGGCTTTGGAGTAGACCCCGAAACCGACCAACCTTATTCACCAGAAGAGAGTATGGGTGTTGACCCTGACCCTGATGCAATTAAGAGTGGTGGCGACCAATGAGCGACCCCGAAAAGATAAACGAAGTCATTCGCAAAATCGCGTGTGACACAACGGAGATAAAGACGGGTATGAGCTTTATGAAGGAATCTGTAGACAAACTACAGTCTGGCTTTGAGAGCATGGGCACACGTCTCACAATCATAGAGCAGAAAGCGACTGATGCCAAGGAGGCTGCCAGCCGCGTCAGGAACTGGACGCTCATAGGACTTAGTGTAATCGGAACAGCCGTCACGCTTCTAGCCGTATTACGAGTGTTTTAGCCTAACTAAACCAGACCACTAACCTTACTTTGTTTTTACCGTAAACCTTAACCAAGTCGTTTATGATATGGAATATGAGAGCATATCCTTCTTTGACCTTCTCTATCTTAAAGATATTCCGAATCTCTTCGGGTGTTATCCACGTCTCTGCGAAGGCAGCCGCTTGGTTGAAAGACTCTTCCACTTCTAGTGACTTGTCTCTTGGCAGACCTCTTCGTGCAGCTACAGGCACCAACGCTTCAAGATTGTCTACGTCGAATAGGATACTGGTTACTTCTGGTGCTACTAGCGTTAGCTTGTCGATTTTGATGACACCGTTCCACCACATGTCATTTGATTGAACTTCTATCCAGCCTTGGACATATTTCGGCATAACAGCCTATAGCTAGTATACAAGTATAAAAGGATTATTGTTAGCGGCAAACGCAAGTTTCTCGTGGAGACCAAGGGTTCAAGTCATCTCCACGACTACAGCGTGCAACGCACCAACTGGACACCCCTCAAACATTGGATAAGGTGATTAGCCTATTGTTGGACGCACCTTGCGCTTGTCATCCAACCCTATCGTTAGCAACCTATATAAAGTTTTTGGTAGAGGGCTTACGCTGGTAATCAGACTTCATAAAAGTAACTTGAAGCCCCGAAAGTCTTTACTTTCGCAGCTTTTGTAGGAACGGGACTACGAATCCTAGAGTTGCACCCAGTGCTGGTAGTGCCCAAAGTGAGGCAGAAGTGACGAGAGGGATGATGTCTGCAAAGCCCAGTATGCCTGCGACTATGCTACCTATGACACCGCCGACTGCGGTTGTCAGTAGGACTTCTCCCGTGAACTTTGCTTGTTCTACTATGTAGTCCTTTACCTTAGTCCATGTGGACATAATCAGTATATATACCCCATGACTAATAAAGCTTTGGATTAGCCTGTAAGTTTTCTATCTTTACAGTGCAGATGGAAGGGAATTTGCAGCTTAAGTGGAGTCTTCTTGGTCGAGACTTATCTCTCTACTTCATCCACAGTATAAGTCTTAAGAGGAAAGACCGAAATATCCACATAGCCTATTAGTTTTCCATCAGCCTTTCCGCCCTCTCTTCGTTCTCTCATGGTTTTTGGATTAAACTTTAC